CCAGGACGAGCGGGCCTTCTGGGCCGAGTACCAGAACGAACCCTTGCCTGAGGAGTCGGTGGAAGAGGAAGACCTTTCTGCGGACCAGATTGCCTCCAAGCTGAACCGGATGCGGCGGGGCGAGGTGCCCATCGGGTGCAACCACCTCACGATGTTCATCGACGTGCAGCAGAATCTGTTGTTCTTTGTGGTGGCGGCCTGGGAAGACGATTTTACGGGCTACGTGATCGACTACGGGACTTATCCGAAGCAGCAGCAGCCGTACTTCACGCTCCGCGATGCCCGGCCCACACTGGCGGCGGTAACGAAAGCCAGCGGTGTGGAAGGGGCAATCTACGCTGGACTGGAACAGCTTACGCGGGATTATCTGGCCCGCGAGTTCCGCCGTGACGATGGGGCCGTCTTGCGGATCGAGCGGTGTCTGGTGGATGCCAACTGGGGCCAGTCCACCGATGTAGTGTACCAGTTCTGCCGCCAGTCGGCCCATGCCACGGTGCTGATGCCCAGCCACGGGCGGTTCATCGGGGCCTCCAGCCGCCCTTTGAACGACTACCAGCGGAAGCCCGGCGACCGGGTTGGCTTTAATTGGCGCATCCCGAACGTCCAGGGCCGTCGGGCCGTGCGCTACTGTGTCTACGACACGAACTTCTGGAAGTCGTTCGTCTATGCCCGGTTGGCCGTGGCGATAGGCGATCCAGGGTGTCTGTCGCTCTTTGGTGATCGGCCGGAGCAGCACCGGCTATTTGCCGAGCATTTGACGGCCGAGTATCGTGTCCGCACCGAAGGCCGCGGACGGACGGTGGACGAATGGAAGCTCCGCGTGTCGGGTGGCGACAATCACTGGCTGGACTGCCTGGTGGGGTGTGCAGTCGCGGCATCGCTCCAGGGGGTCTCACTGCCGGGAATGGCCCCCGAGCCTGCCCAAGATCGCCGGCGGGTCAGCTTCGCCGAGCTTCAGCGGAAAAAGCGAGGCCGTCATGGATGACGCATCTCAAGCCACGGGCTCCAGGTCCGAAGCCTCCCAACCCCGGCGCGGCACCGCCTGCCCACGCTGCGGATGCCGCCACTTCCGCACGACGCACACCGAGCCCTTGCCCGGCGGGTGTATCCGTCGCCGCAAGGTCTGCCGGCACTGCGGACGACGGATGGTGACCTACGCGCCGGCCCCTCGCAGGGGTGGCCCGGATCGCTCGATGGGGCACGAGTTCGATTTTTGGGGACATTCAGCCGACAGATCGCTGAGAATTGGCATATGTAAGAGATAGGCAGGCAGGGCGCTGTGAACCTGTAGCGCCTATCGAGCAACTGCATCTGCAGTTGGCGGGCAGCGAGTCCCGCCAATACCTCGGATGGGAGGCCGGGATCGGTGGAGGGAGCACGATTTCGGGATTTTTGGGAAAAAACTCCGACAGTTCGGCCTTGCGCCGGGTAGGTCAACTCATAGGGGGCTATCCACAGCTCGCATTTGCCGGAGATCAAGCGAATGACCGACAACCTCGATGACACCATCCGCCAGAATGCCCAGAAGCCGGCTGAGGTCTCGGGTGACGCTGGGTCGGTCAAGCAGCATCCGCTGTCCGAGCAGATCGAGGCGGATCGTTACCTGGCCAGCAAGGAAGCGACCAAGCAAACCAAGCGGGGTCTGAGGTTCAACAAGTTCGTTCCGCCGGGGGTGAACTGAGTTGTTGGCATGGATGCGGTTTTTGTGGCCGGGGAAGGCCACACACCCGAGTCGTCGCCTGCGTTCGTGGCGGGCCGCGCTTCCCCTGCGGGCCCGCTACGACGCGGCGATGACCACCGAGGACAACCGCCGGCACTGGGCGGCCGCCGATGGTCTTTCGGCCCGGGCGGCCAACAGCCCCCAAGTCCGGCGCATCCTACGGAACCGTGCCCGGTATGAGGTGGCCAACAACAGCTACGCCCGCGGCATCGTGCTGACGTTGGCCAACGACACGATCGGCACCGGTCCCCGGCTCCAGATGCTCACCCCCAATGCCGAGGTCAACCGCCGGATCGAACAGGAGTTTTCCCGGTGGGCCAAGGCGGTGGGCCTGGCGGAAAAGCTCCGCACGATGCGGATGGCCCGGGCCCAGGACGGTGAGGCCTTTGCCATTTTGACGAGCAACCCGCGTTTGCCCACGCCGGTCAAACTGGACTTACGTCTGGTCGAGGCCGACCAGGTGACCACGCCGGACCTCGACTGGAGGCCGAAGCCCCAAGGCCGCAGGAACACTGCCGATAGCTCCTCCAGCCTTTGGCCTCCAGGCTACAGTCTCACCGACGGGATCGTCTTCGATGCCTTCGGCAATCCGGTCGAGTATCATGTGCTGCCGAACCACCCGGGTGATGCAGGGGTGGGATGGAGCTTGCAATACGACCGCATCCCGGCCGAGTCGATGATTCACTGGTTTCGTGTGGACCGACCGGGCCAGGTCCGGGGCATTCCCGATATCATGCCGGCGCTGCCGCTCTTCGCTCAGCTTCGACGGTTCACGCTGGCGGTGCTTGCGGCAGCCGAGACGGCGGCCGACTTCGCCGGCATCCTTTACACCGATGCCCCGCCGGGCGGTGAAGCGGAGGCGGCGGAACCATTCGAGCCGATCGAGCTTGAGCAACGGGCACTCATCACAATGCCCGGCGGCTGGAAGATGAGCCAACTCCAGGCCGAGCAGCCGAGCACGACCTACGCCGAATTCAAACACGAGATCCTCAACGAGATCGCCCGCTGCCTTTCGATGCCCTTCAACATCGCGGCGGGCAACAGTAGCGGTTACAACTACGCCTCCGGCCGATTGGATCATCAAACCTATTACAAGAGCCTGCGGGTGGAACAGGCCCATCTGGAGACCGTGGTCCTGGATCGTGTGCTGGCCGCCTGGCTCGATGAGGCGGTGCTGATCCGCGAGCTGTGGCCCGAAGAATTGGGACCGATGCTGGAGTGGCCGCACCAGTGGTTCTGGGACGGCCAGGAACATGTGGACCCGGCCAAGGAGGCCTCGGCCCAAGCAACGCGTCTGGCCAGCCACACGACGACGCTGGCCCACGAGTACGCTCGCCAGGGCCGCGACTGGGAAGAGGCTTTGCGTCAGCGGGCCAAGGAGCTCGCATTGATGCGAGAGTTGGGGCTGACGCCGGATCAAGGCCTGCCGCGGCCTATGTCGGAGGATCAGAACATGGACGAGGCTGACGAAGAGGAGGAAATCACGAATGCCGCTGCCGCAGCGTAAGCCGGGCGAATCCCATGATGAGTTCATCGAGCGGTGCATGGGCGATGCCGTGATGGTCGAGGAGTTTCCCGACGCAGCGCAGCGGCGGGCCGTCTGTGAGCAACAGGCTCGGGTGCGCACGGAGGCCCACCTGAACCTGGTGTGCGATCCCGGCAGCATCACGATTGAGGCCGCTGATACTAATCAAGCCGACGGGCAGTTGAAGCTCCCGCGGTTTTCGATGGTCGCCTACACGGGCGGGCCGATGCGGATCGCTGGCTGGCGCTATCCAGTCATCGTGGACCTGGCGGGCCTCGTCATCCCATCGCAGAGCCGGCCGATCCGCTTCGGCCACGACATGGCCAGCGGCGTGGGGCACACGGATGCGATCCGCATCGAGGACGGCCGCCTGGTAGCCACGGGGGTTGTCTCGCGTGATACGCCCGCCGCCCGGGAGATCGTGGCCAGTGCCCGCAACGGGTTCCCGTGGCAGGCCTCGATTGGGGCGGCCGTCGAGGAGTTCGAGTTCGTCAAGGAGAACCAAAAGGTGCTGGTCAACGGCCGCCAGTTCGCCGGGCCGGTGAACGTCATTCGCAAGGCCGTCTTGGGCGAGATCAGTTTCGTGGACCTGGGGGCCGACGGGGCGACCAGCGCGAGCGTGGCGGCAGCCGGTGTGCAAGCAGGCAAGGAGGAGAACCAAGCGATGGAGATTTTTTCCGATCACAACCGGCCTGCCGGGGAGCAGGCCGCGGCTCAAAAGCCGTCCGGCGAACCGACGGACACCCACATCGCGGCGGACGGAGGGGACCCTGGAGCGACTCCTCAAGTCCCCACTCCCCAGCCCCCCACCTCGGACGCCCAGGCCGCCGAGGCGGCACGGATCTTGGCCATCCGCCAGGTCTGTGCCGGCCGGCACCCGGAGATCGAGGCCCAGGCGATCCAGGAACACTGGGAGATCAGCCGCACCGCGCTGGCCGTCCTGCGGGAAGAGCGTCCCAAGGCCCCGGCCGTGCAGGTCTGCAGCCCAGAGGCCGTGACCGGGCGACTGCTCGAGGCCGCCTGCATGCTCACGGCCAAGGCCGTGGGCGTGGAAGAACTCTTCGACGAACCGACCTTGGAGGCGGCCACGCGCCGCTTTCGCGGCGGGATCGGACTTCAAGAGCTTCTCCTGGAAGCCGCTTGGGCCAACGGCTACACGGGCCGCAGCTTCCGCGATAGCCGCACCGTATTGCGGTTCGCCTTCCGGCCGGAACTGGAGGCCGGGTTCTCGACGAT